GATTATACTCCTACAACTCTATTTGTTGGTATGGAAGTATTGAATGATTTAAGAAATATCGATACTTTTGTTGAGGCAAATAAGGTAGGAAACACAGATATGCTTCAAAGAGGTTTTTTGGGAACTATATACGGTCTAAACGTAATTAAGTTTTCAACAAACGCAGCACCTTCCAGTACATATAGCAAATATGCTTATGTCACTGATAAGAAGTGGGCATATGTTATCGCAGAGAAGCGACCAGTTACAATCCGAAATTTCGATTTACCTGTAAATGATATGAGCGCGGCAAATATCACACAGAGAATCAAAGTTAGGTACCTTAGAGCAACATCAATTTGTAAGATTACAACATCTTAGAGTTGAGTTTGTGAATAAAGTAAACCATGCAGGGTGGCCTGCTGTAAAAGACCACAGCCGTAAGGCATAAGTCGACAGACTATAAACGAACAAAATAAAACAAACTGAAAGGAGGAATAAATAAAAATGACAACAGGAAGTACAGTACAAGGAACAGTCCAAGGAATGGCATTAGGTTTAGGTGGGCAAGGAGGATTAGACATTGGTAAGATTACAAATGTGTTAGGCGACCCGAACGGAGTAGTAACTGGAGTACCAGCATCAGGCGTAGCTTGGGATGGTGAAAACTCTCAGCATTATATGTTTTTGACAGTAACTGATACGTGGGTTAAATTAGGGTCAATTGCTTAAATTTTATAATGGGAGCTGAAAATAATTTTGTGCAAGTATCGGGAACTGCGATTGGAACAGGAAGTCATGGGGTATCAATGTGTATGTTGGTAGCTATGAGTGGAACAAATATGTTCGTTCCGGTGCAGTTAGGAGATTTGAAGTAAAATGGTACTTGGCACAGTCGGTAGCATAGCATCACATATTGCTAGCAAGTGGGTATTACCTGCGGGTGTAAGCGGAGCATTAATTGAAACTGTAGGATTACAGAAGATTAAAGTTCAGAATTTCGCTGGAGTTAGTATTAGTTCTGACGCAATTAGTGAGGAATATCAGGACATAATCACAGATTTTTCTAAGGCGGATGTGTTGGAAGAAGCGTTTGCATGGGCATCAACAGTTTCCACAAGTGGTGGAGCCGTCATAATTAGTGCAGGAGCATCTAGTAGAGACAAACTTAAGCTAGGTGACATGGATGTTAGTACAGAAGGTACGTCACAAACAGCAGCATTAAATTTTCTTTCAGCGTTATCAAAAGATACACCAACTAAATTAAGGGAACAAGCTACAGCTTCAATGGACAATTTAGGAATTCAATCTAGTTATTATAAAGCCTTAGGATGAAGAAGATGGATAAAGGGTGCGCTTATGGTCATGTGTTAGACCAGAAAGTAATTGATTTAAAAGAGAATGTTAAGAATGGGTTTAGTGGTGTAGAGAAAAAGTTAGACACTATAAATACTACTCAAACTGAATTGTTTAATCATATGTCTAATAGAATGACAAAAGGGTCGGTCACAGTATGGTGTAGCTTAATTGGAGCAATTTGTATGCTATTTGGAATATTAGTAACAGTAATTATTTCAAATTAACAGGAGGTAAAAAATGGTAATGTTAAAATATAAAGGAACTCATCAACCAAAAGATATGCTTATTGATGTAAAGGAGTCAAAAGTAAAAAGGCTTTTGGATAGTGGCGAATATGCGTTAGTAAACAGTATTCCCAAAGAACAAGTTTCTATTAAGGATAAAAAAGATGATGCACAAACATCTTTTAAGAAAGGAGGATATTTAGATGACGACAATCTCTGATGACTTTACAAATGCTTTTGATGAGGCTTTAGATTATGGCCAACAGGTCAGATTTAAATACTATAATCAATCCATAGGCGCAGGTAGTGGATACGACGACGATGTTACATTAACTCAGTCTGGAGCAGACTTGTGGGTATCAGGAGTCCAACAACCAATTACTTCTAAGCAATTTTCATCTGAAGCAGTCCTTTTAGAGCAAGGAAAAATTCTTCTTAATGATAGAGCATTATATGTTCAAGGAGTTGTTCAAACTTCTGGCTTAACACAGATTAAGGTGGGTTTGGGAAGTCCAGTAGCAGCTGAATATCAAGTGTTAGGTGACAATCAACTTACAACATGGAATGTTAATGATGTGCCAATTTGTAAGAAGTTATATATTAGACATCTAAACAATGGAAGCTTCATTGGTGAATAATGGTTAAGGTAACAGGAAGTACTGGCAAAGCTATTAACGTTCATATGCTCGGTGTGGGAGAAGTTATGAGACGAATGCGACTTGCAAAAAAAGAAATTGAAAGTGGTGCTGACTTAGGTGTTGTTAAGGCTTGTGCGTTTATTGAAGAAGAAGTGAAGGAAAGTATTATAGGAAACAGGGCAGAACGTAAAAGTGTTGACACTGGAGAGTTTGCAAATAGTATTGAGTTCACAAAAACAGGGAAAGCTAAAGGAGTTGTAGCTCCCAAAAAGAAAAGTTATCCAAATTCTAATCAAACAACATTAGACATTGCGTTATTAATGGAAAAAGGGACTTCAAAAATAGCTCCACGTAGGCATTTTGGGAACACAGAAAAACGAAATAAAGCCAAAGTTAAACAGATTATCCAAAAAGAAATTGAAGGGGGACTTATATAAATTAATTCTAGGTATTTATAAAGATTTTTAATTTATATATTGTAAGATAATTGCTTTTATCTTAACAATCCAAGCGAGGAACAAAAAATGACAGTAACAGAAATAAATAGTAGCACAGTAACCACTGATTTGATTATACTAATCAGAGATAAGTTGTTAGGCAACATTACAGACCCTATTTCTCGAGCATCAAATGAAAAATTTGTGATGACAAGCTATCCAAAGAATGCAGTCACGTATCCAATCATTACAGTTACTGATACTGGTTCTACTCAAGAAGGAAAACTAGGAATGGGAAGTCAAGGAACAATTATGAGGTTAGGTGTTGAGATAAGAGTGTGGGCAAGAAATGTTAAGGAGCGTGATACTATTTTTGATGAAGTTTATGATTATTTGAGAACAAATCAATTAGAGGGAGACGATTTGACAGCTGCGAATCTTCATGATTTTACTATGAATAGTGTTGTTAATGTTCCGGAAAAAGATATTCAATCTAAAGTAGGAGAATTTACATGGTTATATTTATGTATTTAAAAGGAGGTATAAGAAATGAGTAAGTATCTAGCAGACCAAAATCAGCTCGCATTTATATATGAGAGTGGGACGTATGCTAATACAAGCGGAACACGCCAATGGATTGGAATGGTTCAAGAATGTACAATTGATGAAAGTACAAACGTAATACCTATAAGATATCAAGGTTCAACTGACAGAAATGTTAATCTTTTTGAAGATGGTAACTTAGATTATACAGGAACGTTTAGTTATTTTCCACAAGATTGGAAATTCTTGGGTATGGCTATTGGGAGTGTTAGTGATACAGCAACGGCTGGCTCACATGTGATTACAGAAACAAATAGTAATGATGGTAATTATGCAATTCCTTGTCAATCTCTAAGTAGCTTTACTTTGGAAGATAGCAAGAAAACTTGCACTACAGGAAGTAATTTTATTAGAACATTGAATGGATGTATGGTTAATTCATTTACAGCAACATTTTCTCAAGGAGAACCTGTTAACTGTGAAGTAGAAGTTCTTGGACAAAATATAAGTTTTGCATCAGGAGCAGTAACAACTGTTACGCCAACAACTACACGACCATTTATGTATAGTAATTCTTTGTTAATGATTCCATCAGGAACTACAGTTGATAATGCAACTGAATTTAGTTTTGTGTTAAACAATAATTTAGAACCTGGACATTATAATAATGGTAGTAGAGTAATAAAGGAAGCATTACCTATTAATAGGGATTATGAATTATCAGCAACTGTTAAAATGGATTCGACGAATGCAAAAACATTTTATGAAAACTATTATTTAGGAGGAAGTACATTTAATGCGCAGATTCAATCGATTGGAGCAGGAGGAAGTGTATTTATTACAATGAGTGGATGTAAGTTGTCTGATATGGAAACACCTTCACCAGTTGAAGGAACCCATGACCAATCATTAACAATCATTCCACAGACTGTAAGTGCTACAGCAGAGGATGCAATTGTTAATTACAACGCTTGGTAAGCAAATGAATTTTTTTTTAGACTTCTTTTATTTTGAGGAGCAGGGAAGGGAACTAAATGTTCAGGAGGACAAAATGGACTATGTAACAAAAGAAAAATGTTTAATAACTAGAGATGGAGAAGGGAAAATACTCCCAGTAGAAATCGTACTTGAGAGTCTGCCAGAAAAGCCAATGGCACAAATGATACCTTTAACTAAAGGCGAATTTCAACAACTTATTACTGATGCTGACTTAGAAGAAGAACTTTTAAGAACTCATATAGTAAACCCTTCATTTACAGAAGATGAATTTGCGCATATAAAACCTTCAATGTATGGAGCGTTTAAGATGGCTTTGTTGGCATTGACAACAGACACAAGTCAAAAAGAAATTCAAGATTCATCAACTAAAGCATTGCTCGATTCAATCGAGTCAAAAAAAAAATTTACAAAGACGAAAGTAGACTAAGTTGGTTTCTTCATGCGAGAGGATACACTTTTTTCCAAATAGGAAAATTAACGTATCCAGAAATTAACATGCTTATAGACGAACACAATAGAATGGAAAAAGAAAAAGAAAAACAAGCAAAAAAAGCTAATAGGCAGTCGAGGAAGAAAAGATAATGGTGAGTGGATTTTTAGCAGGATTAGCAGGTGGGGCAGGGATTACCATAGTTATACAAGCGGTAGACAAATTTTCAGGAGTGTTTGCCAATGTAAACAAAGCTATGCTTGGAGCAGGAGTAGCGGTTGGCGCTCTTGGGATTGCAGGGTTAGCAGCATCTAAAAGTTTTGTCGATGTGGCTGCATCATTTGAAAGTGCGTTTACAGGAGTTAGAAAAACAGTTGACTTAACAGAAGCTGAATTTGAAAAATTAAGATTAAATTTCAAAGATTTAAGTAAAGAAATTCCAGTTACATTTCAACAACTAAGTAGCATTGGTGAAATTGCTGGGCAATTGGGTGTAGAAGGTGTTGATAATATTACAAAGTTCACCAAAACGATTGCTGATATTTCCGCTACAACAAATCTTACGGCAGAACAAGCAGCAACAGATTTTGCAAGATTCGCAAATATAATGAATATGCCCATAGACCAGATAGATAGATTAGGTTCAGTGGTAGTGGATTTGGGAAATAATTTTGCAACATCAGAAGCAGAGATTGTAAGCATGGGTATGAGAATTTCTGGTGCAGGCGCAGCATTGGAAATGTCAGAGGGTCAAGTAATGGCTTGGGGAGCAGCATTAAGTTCTGTTGGTGTTAAAGCAGAAATGGGTGGTACTGCTATTTCCAAATTGATGATTAATATTAGTAGTATGGTTTCAACTGGGTCTGAAGATTTAGAAGGGTTCGCTCAAGTTGCAGGAATGACTACTGACGCCTTTAGTAAAGCATTTAAAGAAGATGCATCAGGAGCATTACAAACTTTCTTTGTTGGGTTAGGAAAAGTAAAAGAAGGTGGAGGAGATGTTTTGCAAACGTTGGAACAATTAGATATTAAAGAAGTTAGATTAAGAGATGCAGTTTTAAGATTATCAGGAAGCCATGAAATATTAGGGGAAGCATTGGCTATGCAAAACAAATCATGGGAAACAAATAACGCTCTAGCAAAAGAAGCTGCTTTAAGATATGGCACGACTGAATCCCAAGTTATAATATTAAAAAATAAGTTTAATAGTTTAAGAGAGGATATGGGAAAGCATCTTATACCAGCTTTCATTACATTGATTACAGTTTTGGGAGATGTTATTGGATGGTTAGAAAAGCACCCTACACTTACTAAGTTTGCAATTGGAGCTTTAGCGATTGGAAGCGCTTTAGCTGTTCTTGTTGCCCCATTTTTGATACTACTTGCTATGTTACCAGCAATGATTACAGGATTTGGATTATTATCTGCTGTCACATTACCAATTACAGCAACTATTGTAGCTATTGCCGCTGCTATAATGCTAGTTGTTGCAGGAATAATATTATTTGCTAAGTGGATGAAAAAGTTAAAGGGAGATAAAGAAGAAGACGCGAAAGCAGAGTTTGCAAGAATGAATCCTTCATTGGTAGCAGATAGAGGTATTGATTTGAACGACGCTAACAACAACGGAATTATTAATTTGAATGGAAGCAATA